CGAAAGAGACGGCGGTATATGCCAAATATGTAACAAAAAAGTATCTCTTGAATATGAGTATCCTCATCCTCTAAGTGTTTCACTTGATCATATCATCCCCTTATCAAACGGCATGTTAGGCCAATGTGAACAATTGAAATTGTTTTAGATAGTGGTAGGGGCCTCCAATCCTTGGGGCCTCCTTCTGTATAGCGCGCGCGGCAGTCTTCTGCGGACAAAATTCCCTTTTTGTCGTAAAAGGGGGATTGGAGGTGAGATAATGGGACGGAAAGCTAAACCGATTGATTTGATGCTGATCCAGGGGAAAAAGCACCTTACTAAAAAAGAAATTGAACAACGACAAGAAGCTGAAGCAAAACTGAAACCAAAATCCGATAAAGTAAAACCTCCTGCCTGGCTTGATAAGATCGCCAAAAAGGAATTTAAGCGGATCGCCAAGGAACTGGAGGAACTGGATCTGATCACGAATGTAGATATTAACGCTCTGGCTGCTTACTGCGATGCCTATAGCGATTACATTGAATGCACCAAGATCATTCAAGAGGAAGGCATGATGGTGGAGTATACGAACAAAGCAGCAGAGACCAACAAAGTTCCTCATCCTCTCCTGACGAAGAAAAAACAGCTCCATGAGCAAATGAAATCGTTGGCTATTGAGTTTGGTTTAACGCCAAGCGCCCGGGCAAAAATCGCTCTTCCAAAGAAAGAAGAGAAACCTAAAACTGAAGAGGAAATTCTCTTCGGTGAACTGTTATGAACCTTCTTTCAAGAGTGATCCAATATGCCCGAGATATTGTAGAGGGCAAGATATTGGCTTGTAAGAAACATATCCAAGCCTGTCAGCGCTTTTTAAATGACTTTGAGCGCATGCAAAACAATGATTCTCCTTATGAATTCGATGAGGATGAATTATATCGCTTCTACAAATGGGCTAATATGTTCAAGCATACAAAGGGAGTATTGGCCGGCCAAAGAATCGAATTAACGGATTTTCAGCTCTTCGTTGTCGGCAATCTTTTTGGCTGGAAGGACAAAGAGACCGGGACGCGGCGCTTTCGCAAAGCCTATATCCAACTGGCCCGGAAGAATGCGAAATCTCAGCTTTTGGCCCTTATTACGAGCTACACCTGTTTTTTGAGCGATGAGCAGGAAGAGTGTTACATCGCCGGATGGGGCCGGGAACAGTCAAGCATCGTTTACAACGAGATTTTAAGCCAGATTCGCGCTTGTGAGCTTTTGAAAGGGAAATATAAGGACTCATATGGGCGGATCACGCACATCCGGAGCGGTTCTGTCATCCAACCGCTTTCCAAAGAGGCTCGGAAGACGGGGGACGGGAAACATCCGAGTGTTGCGGTAATCGATGAATTCCACGTCCACGAAACCAGCGAGATATATGACGTCATGATTTCCGGTATGGTCGGGCGGGAAAATCCGCTTATTGTCATTATCACGACCGCCGGTTTTGATATGTCTCGGCCCTGTTATACGGAATATCTGTATACCTCCAAAATTCTTGACCCATCCAACCCTATTGAGAATGACGAATATTTTGTGATGATCTGCGAACTAGACACAGACGACGACATAAAGGATGAACGCAACTGGATTAAAGCCAATCCGATCGTAGCTACCTACGAAGAGGGGATGGCTTTTTTACGTTCTGAGTTGAAAGCAGCGTTGGATGTCCCGGAGAAAATGCGGAACTTCCTCACTAAGAACATGAATCGGTGGGTGGATCAAAAAGAAAATGGCTATATGGCTTTATCCGCTTGGAACGCTTGCGGGGTTGATACCCTTCCGGATTTGGTCGGCAAAACCTGCTATGTTGGGATTGACCTGTCTTCCAGCGTTGACTTAACTAGTGTATCTTTTGAATTCCCATTAAAAGATGGGACTTATGTCGTTTTTAATCATTCATTTATGCCTGAAGACACACTAAAAGCCCGGATGCATACAGATAAGGTTCGCTATGATCTGTGGGTGGAGCAAGGTTGGATCACGGTTACTCCCGGGGCGGTGGTCGATTATCGGTTTATTATGCAGTACATCAAAGATCATGCCGAACTGGAAAAGTGGATCATCAAAGAAATTTGTTATGACCCCTGGTCTGCAACCATGCTGGCCCAAGAGATGGATGCAGAGGGTTTCACAATGGTCGAGATCCGCCAGGGGATTAAAACTCTGTCTGCGGCTACCAAGAGCATCCGGGAATTAACACTCCAAAGAAAAATCATTCACGATAAAAATCCGGTTTTAACCTGGGCCATCTCTAATGCGGTGGTGCGCCAGGATCACAATGAAAACATCATGCTTGATAAAGATAAATCTACTAATCGGATTGACCCTATTGCATCATTAATCAACGCTCATGTACGGGCGATGTTGAATGAAGATACCACTTCAGTTTATGAAAATCGTGGCATCATCACGTTCTAAGGGGAGGTGAGCAGTCATTAGGATTCCATTTTTGTCAAAGTGGTTAGAAAAGCGATCTGTTGAGAGTGGGGGGCCGCTAACCTGGAATGACCTAATGCGGATTTTCACCGGCCCGCTGAGCCACGCAGGGGTAAATGTCAACGAATTGAACGCATTGAACTATTCAGCGGTCTTTGCTTGTGTCCGTGTAGTGGCGGAAACAATCGCCTCTCTTCCGCTCCATGTATATCAGCGACTTCCTGCCGGCAAACAGAGGGCGCCGGATCATCCGCTTTATGAAATTCTCCATGACATGCCTAACCCGGAGATGACTTCCTTCACCTTTCGGGAAGTTCTGCAGACCCATCTTATGCTGTGGGGGAATGCTTACGCTGAGATCGAGTGGGACACAGATGGATATATTCGCGCTCTCTGGCCGATCCCGCCCAATTGTGTCCAGTTAGAAAGAGACGGGCGGGAACAGCTTCAATATCGAATTTCTTTGCCGGATGGAACTCGGAAAGTCCTTTCGGAATACCAAGTGTTACACATTCCGGGACTCAGTTTTGACGGAATAAAAGGAATCTCACCCATCGGAGCGGCGCGGCAGGCAATTGGATTAGGATTAGCTGCTGAAGAATTTGGTTCCCGCTTCTTTGGGAACGGGACAAACCTGGGCGGCGTGGTCAAACATCCTGGGAAACTTTCGGAGGTTGCATCAAAAAACCTTCGGGCAAGCATCAATGAAACCTATTCCGGCCTTGGCCAGAGCCATCGGGTGATGTTGCTGGAAGAAGGGATGGATTTTGAGAAGGTTGGCATTCCGCCAGAGGATGCACAATTCTTGGAAACAAGGAAATTCCAAGTTAATGAAATCGCCCGGATTTTCCGAGTCCCGCCGCACATGATTGGCGATCTAGAAAGGGCCACGTTCAGCAATATTGAACATCAATCGATTGAATTTGTGGTCCATACGATCCGCCCCTGGTTAGTTCGATGGGAACAGGCGCTCAAGTGGAAACTCTTTCTCCCGTCAGAGAGAAGGAGTTTTTTTGCTGAATTCGTGGTGGATGGCCTTTTAAGAGGCGACACCAAAAGCCGCTATGAAGCCTATGCGATTGGCCGACAGAATGGATGGTTATCGGCGGATGATATCCGCGAATTGGAGAACATGAACCCGCTCCCCGACGGACAGGGCCAGATTTACCTGGTCAATGGCAACATGATTCCGGTAGATCAGGCAAAGATGCCGGAACCGGAGCCGACAGCGCCAATTCGCTCCGAACGCCGCGCACTGGACAGGGAAGAGCGTGCCATCCGGTCGGCCAATCGCCGGAGGCAGATCGCACAGGCACACAAACGCCTCTTTCTGGATGCCGTCTCCCGGGTGGTGAAACGGGAGGTTCAGGACGTGGGACGACAAGCCCGGAAGCTCCTGCAACGTCGGGACGCTCGATCTTTCAGCGACTGGCTGGAGGAGTTTTACCGAGAGCATCCGGAGTTTGTGCGAAGAAATATGACCCCCGTTTTCTTGGCGTATGCGGAAGAAATCGCGATGGAAGTGGCTGAAGAAATCGGCATAGAGCCTCAGACGGAGCAAATAGAAGAGTTTATGGAGGCATACATGACTACTTTCGTGGCCCGATACGTGGGGTCATCATTGAATCAGCTTCAAACCATCATTCGAGAAGCCGGTGAGGAACTACTGGAAGCCATTGAACAGCGATTAAACGAATGGATGGAGAAAAGACCGGAGAAGGTGGCGAGTCGGGAGGTTAACCAGGCTAATAACGCCGTGGCCTTGGCAATGTACAGCATGGGTGGTGTTTTAAACAAACGATGGATCACGGTCGGAGACGACTGCCCATATTGCCAAAGCCTGGACGGAAGAGTGATTGGCATCAACAGCCCTTTTCTGGAAGCAGGTAACTACCAACCGGAAGGAGCAGATGCACCGCTCATGATCCGAAATGCTATCAAGCATCCGCCGATTCACCGGGGATGCGACTGCATGATTGTAGCTGATTAGGAGATGAGAGCTATGAATATCGAACGCAGAGCTTTTCCATTAATGGAAATCCGCATGATTGATGAAGAAAATTCACCCAAAATAACCGGATATGCTGCCGTATTCAACGAACTGTCGGAGAATCTGGGCGGTTTCCGGGAACAGATCGCGCCAGGCGCGTTCGCCAAGACGATTCAAACGGCTGATGTCCGAGCGCTTTGGAACCATGACCCTAATTTTGTTCTGGGGCGGAATAAATCCGGCACACTTCAACTTGCCGAAGATGAACGCGGGCTACGGATTGAGATCATCCCGCCGGATGCTCAGTGGGCCAAGGATTTGATCGCTTCCATGAAACGCGGTGATGTGGATCAAATGAGCTTTGGTTTTCGGACAGTCGAAGATGTTTGGGAAGCGAAAGGGAAAGAGAACATTCGGACACTCAAGGAAGTAGAGCTGTTCGATGTGTCTATTGTGACCTACCCAGCATATCCACAGACAAGCGTTCAAGCCCGATCTCTGATGGGCGATGGTCTGGATCTGGAACGACTCAGCCAAATCCTTGTGAGATACCATTGCGGTCTGCCGCTTCTCACGGAAGACCGTGATTTTATTGGTGAAGCCGTGAATCTGTTAAACCAACTTACTGCCAAGGTTGAGCTGGAGCCTTCCTTGGCAAACGAAGCAAACCAAACTCCGCAGGTGCGGAACATGGCGACGCTTCGACGCAAATTAGAACTTTTAAAACGGAAGCATTAAGGAGGAATAAAAATGTCTCGTGAAAACATGGAATTACGTCGGAAACGTGCAAACCTGTGGAATGAAGCTCAAGAAATCCTGAACAAATATGATAGTAATGAAGCACGTTGGGCAGGCGAAGATGAACAGAAATTTGACCGGCTGATGGATGAGATTGACCAACTGGATAAACGAATTGAACGTGAAGAACGGCTGTATAGCCGCAAAAAAGAAGGAGCGTTGGAAGAACCTGCACGTCCAGCAGTTGAACAACGAGATCAACCGTCTCAGGAAGAATACCGGGAAGCGTTCAGCCAATATCTTCGCTTTGGCGTTGATGGGCTGAATCAAGAACAACGCTCGCTTCTAGCTCAAAACTTTAATCAGTTTGATCAGTCTGAAACTCGCGCCTTGTCCGCTGTGACAGGCGCAAGCGGTGGGTATACCGTGCCGGAAGGATTTTATAACCAGCTAATTGATGCCATGAAATGGTTCGGGGGTATGCGCCAAGCTAGAACGACGGTTCTTACAACCTCCAGTGGGAATAACCTTCCCATTCCGACTGCTGACGACACCGGAAATGTAGGGGCCATCGTGAATGAAAACACCCAAGTAGGGGAACAAGACACGACATTTGGCCAAAAAAACCTAGGGGCATATATGTATACGTCCAAAATCATCCGTGTCCCGTACCAACTTCTCCAAGACAGTGCTTTTGATATTGAGTCCTGGCTCCGGAACAAACTGGCTGAGAGGATTGGTCGTATCACCAACGCTCACTTCACCACCGGAACCGGCACAAGCGAGCCGCAAGGGGTTGTTACAGGTGCTTTAGAAGGTAAAGTTGGCGCAACAGGCCAAATCGATTCGATCACCTATGAAGATCTAGTCGATCTGGAACATTCGGTTGACCCGGCTTACCGTATGAGCGCTGAATTCATGTTTCACGACAACACTTTGAGAGCGCTGAAAAAACTGAAAGACAATGATGGAAGGCCGCTATGGGCGCCGGGCTTGACTCAAGGTGCTCCCAATACCATTCTTGGATATCGCTATGTCGTGAACAATGACATGCCTGTAATGGCTGCAAGCGCCAAATCGATCCTGTTTGGTGACTTCTCCAACTACTTCATCCGTGATGTCCTGGGAGTGCAGCTTTTGCGCTTGCAAGAGCGCTATGCGGACTTTTTGCAAGTCGGTTTCCTTGCGTTCAGCCGTCATGGTGGTGTGTTGGCTGATGCCGGTGCAGGCCCCATCCGCTACTATCAAAACTCTGCCACCTAATGGACCGGGATTTTCTCGGTCCTATTCTTTTTCTTTATTGGAGGTGGGAAAGTGGCTAAGAAGCGCATAAAAATGCTGACTGCAATGGCTGCTTCCAGTTGGTCATTATCTCCCGGGCAAATAACAGAAGTAAACGCGGAAATTGCTAAAGCATGGGAAGCGGCTGGCATTGCTAAATTGGTTGAGGATGAGGTGGAAACGGCCACCATAGAACCAAAGGAAACGGCTACTAAGCGGCGTAGGCGTAAAGGATGAGTGAAATGGCGCTACAAGAAAACGCTTTGATTTCAGTCGAGGAAGTGTTTAATTATTTAAGACTAGCCACACCAGAAACAACAGATCCTCAATATCAACTGATCGAAGCATTGATCAACCGGGCATCGGATGAATGCGAGAGGTTCATCAATGGCCCTATCATCAATAAAACTGTCACCGAAGACTTAGATGGTACTGGAACAGATACGAAAGTTCTCACTTACAGGCCGATCCAGTCGATTACTTCAGTCTTAGTGGACGGGATAGATTGGTCGGCGAATGTAGGTTTTTACCCACATGGCGTCATTTTCACTAAAAACGGGGCTTCTTTCCCGGAAAAACGTCAAATCATCAATGTTACCTATGTGGCTGGTTATGGCGAAACAAAAGACACTATTCCACAAGGTATCAAGCAAGCGGCCTTACTCATCGTTCAGTTTTGGTTCAAGCGGGATAGCTTGGACTATAGCCAAACTTTTGGGGAATCTGACATCATCACGGGAGAAACTGCCGGTGTGAATCGTTTTCCTTATACCGCCTTGAGGATGTTAGATTCATACCGAAAGGTTGTGATCTAATGCGAGTTGATATAGATGTGAGCTTTCAAAAACAGATGAACCTTAAAGAAATAGTAAGTGATACAGTCCGGGAAGCAGCAGAGGAGCTAAAAGATGAAGCAAAGCAGAATGCGCCGACTCGGAGTGGAGAGCTAAAATCTTCGATCCAAATCACGCGTCTTTCCGGGCGTTCTGCGAAAGTGGGTTCAAAATTAGTTTATGCCCCCGTCCATGAATTTGGCGGAACCATCAGACCGAAAAAGGGAAAGGTTATGCGGTATCAGATCAATGGACGGTGGGTAACTCTTCGTGGCGTTACTATCAAAGAAAGTCGCTATCTTAGAAATGCTGCTAAAGAAGTGAACAGGAGAGTCCCGCGAATCGCCGAACGAGTAATGAAGGAGAAGGGTTTCATATGAGCCTGGTAACAGTAAAAACCGCTATTATGAATGTGTTAAACGCCGTACCTGATGTAACGGCGTTTTCTTATGAGCCAAAATCTTTTCCTAGTTTGCCTGCGGTTACGGTGAATTTTGTTTCGTTTGAACAGACACGTCACAGTTTTCAAACCATGGGCCAACCAATGAAATATGACATTACTTATACTTTTGAGTTGCGCCTTTATGTTTCTATGGGAACGGATGCGAAAACGGCCACTGAAACGATGGATTCTCTCATTGATAAGTATTTGGCGGAGTTTCGGAAAGATTTAGGGCTTGCTGGCACTGTCCGGGATGCAGACATAACAAGAGGTGAATTGACGGCAGTAACGGATGTACAGAGTCCGTACTACCTGAACACATTCACACTTCAAATTACTGAGGAGGTTTGATGTATGGCAACTTCAGGACGTAAAACCGTTGTACAAGTGTCGACGGATGGCACACTTTTTAACACTGTTCAGGAGTTGAACGAAGCGGCGGCCACTATCGAAGGTGACAACCAGGATATCACCCATTTTGGCGATGATTTCGTTCGCCGTATCCAAGGTCTGAAAGATACCTCTTATGAGCTTTCCGGATTCCGTAACCCATCGGACATCAACGGGCAAGAAGCGATCCTGGATGCTTTTCTAAACGATACCACCCTGCATGTTAAATTCCTGGGCGATGGTACAAGTGGATTTCAGCAGGAAGTAAAAGTAGCTTCTTTTGAAGAATCAAGCGCTGTTGATGGAACTGTCGAAGTTTCGGTAGAGCTTGAAGGAACCGGGCCAGTCACCAGGGTTACGGGGTGATTCATATGGCAATCGCAGGTAGAAAGTCCCTAGTTAAAATAGCTGGAACACCTGTTAGTATGGCCGTGCCCGAGCCGACAACCGAACTACAGGAAGGAATCAAATATCAAATCACCGACCCGACCAAACGGATTTTAGCACCAAATGCGCCAGTTACTGTGTATGTGGATGCGGACGGCGCGGGGGCAGGAACGCCAACCGTTGCCGATCCTTCCACCTATACCTTAAACCGTTTAACTGGAACGGTGACATTTGATAGCGCGCAACCTCTAGACGCGGCTATTACGATTCAGGGGGATTATTTAACCACAGCAACAGCAGCTGAAAGCTACGAATACACCTGGACAATTGAAGCTGATAACCAGGATGCAACCAGATTTCAGGATTCATTTGTGAGACGGGAACAAGGTTTGCTGGATGTCACTGCCGAGTTGTCTAAGTGGTATGTGGATTCGTCGCTGTATGATCTGCTAGACCAAGACAAAATCCTAGTGGTGGAGTTCTACTCTGACAGCGCAAGTAATCCACTGAGGGCATGGATGAAGATTGGCAGCGACGAAATTGGAAGCGCGGTTGATGGTTTGGTTGAGGAAGCGCTTGAACTTGAAGGGACACCAGACGCAGATAGGAGAGTGGTTTCACGTGGCTAGTAAATTACGGGATAAAATCGCAAGCATTAAGGATATCAAGGAAGAGAAACTCCATGTTCCTGAATGGGATGTCGAGTTATTAATTAAAGCGCTGACCGGTGCGGAAAGGAATAAAATCCTGACTGCGGCAGTGACCAAAGATGGGAAAGCCGACATGGACAAAATGTACCCAAATTTAATCATTGCTGCTTGCTATGATCCGGAAACAGGCGAACGTGTTTTCGAGCCGACCGACAGAGAAATGTTGCTGAATAAAAGCAGTAGCGCAATAGAACGAATTGCCCAGAAGGTAATTCAACTTTCCGGTATGGACGGTTTGGCCGATAAGGAAAAAAACTCCTAGAACACCCAGAGCTTCGGTTTTATTTCTTTTTGGCTGAAACTCTGGGTATGACCGTCTCTGAACTCCTCCATAACATTTCATCTGAGGAGCTTTCCTATTGGATGGCTTATTTCAATATCAAAAAACGGGAAGAAGAAGCCGAATTAAACAAGGTAAAACAAAAATCCAAGAGAGCGAGGTGAGCATATGGCTCTTGCGGCAGAGGTAATGGTGAGAATTGCGGCTGATGCCGAGCGGTTTAATCGAGTGGTTGAACGTGCGGAAAGGCAATTGGATAGCTTAGGTGGAACAAGCAGGCGGGTTAGCAGAGGGGCCATTGCTGCCTTTGCCGGCGTAGTTCCTGCCATAACACCAATCGGAGCAGCAGCAATTGGAGCAGCAGGAGCCATTGCTGCTTCCTTCGCTGCTGCTGGTGTGGCTTTGGCCGGCTTTGGTGCGATAGCGGTTACGGTTCTTAATGATGTCTTTGAAGCGAGTGGAGAAATTGAAAAAATCAATGAAAAGATCGAAAAAGCCCAGGCATTAGGCGACCAGGAAAAAGTGAATAAACTTCTTAAAGAGCGGGCCGCAATCATGGCAACATTAAGCACAGAACAACAACGCGCGGCCACAGCCTTGGCGGATTTTAAGTCTTTTTGGGATGACTTCGCAAAACAATTTGAAGAACCGGTTGTGGATTTTTTCGTTAGTTCACTCTATACCTTGCAAAATGTATTGAAAGGATTACAACCAGCTTTCCAAGTGGCTATGGAATCATTAGGCGATTTCTTCGACATTATGAGTGAAATGTCAAATTCAAAACAGGCTCAACAATTTTTCAACTGGATTGCGCAACAAGCAGGGCCAGCCATAACCGCATTTGGAAATATAGCCGTAAATGTTTTTGGCGGGTTTATCAACTTGTTGATGGCCTTCACTCCTCTAACAAATTCGGTACAAAACGGGCTTGTGGGAATGTCCGAGGCTTTCCTACAGTGGACGCAAAGTCTAAAGGGTTCAGAGTCTTTTAAGGCTTTTATTGATTATGTAAAAGCCAACGGGCCAAAAATCCTAAGCATCCTTGGGAATTTGGCGGTTGTTGTCGGCGGTTTATTGGTTGCATTCGCGCCAATCGGTTCTGTGATTCTGACAATAATTCAGAAAGCCGCTCAAGGGTTGGCTTATCTGGTACAGATCGCATTTAGCCACAAGGATCAAATATCAACGGCTTTCCAACAGCTCCAAACTACTGTTTTGCCGTTTGTGATTAATTTGTGGAATAGAATCGTAATGGCATTCAACCAAGCAAAGGCCGTAATATTGCCTATTGTGATGAGTTTGTTTACCACAATAACAACTTTTATTCAAACATACGGCCCGCAAATTTTGACCGTGATCCAAACAACATGGAATATTATCACCAACGTAATTTCACTGGCACAGCAAGCAATTCTGGCGGTGATTCAGTTCGCCTGGCCGTATATCAACCAGATTATTCAGCTTGTCATGACACAGATTGCTCCTTTTCTAATTCAAGTGTGGGGAAGAATATCTGCGTTTATCAATCAGGTAATGCCTAAGATTGTTCAGATTGTTCAATGGGCTTGGCAGAACGTGATTCAACCAGTGATCACTACTGTAATGAATACATTGATCCCAGTTATTGAATCAGCCTGGAACTTCATCAAAGGCATTATTGATGGGGCGCTAGATATGATCATGGGACTCATTAACACAGCCCTTTCTCTCCTGACCGGAGACTGGGAGGGAGCATGGGAAGGGATGCAACAATTTACATCGGGAGTCTGGAAAATAATCGAAACACTTGTTGATGAAGGCATACAACTGGTATATGACATAATTCTAGGTGGTTTGAATCTTATAGAGGGGATTCATAACGACTTCTGGGAAGCAGGAAAAAATTTAATTCTTGGCCTTGCTGATGGAATCGCCGCTTTTGCCGGAGATGTTGTGGATGCTGCCGTGGCTGCAGCAAAAGATGCAGTAGCTGCGGTTAAAAATTGGTTGGGCATTAGTTCGCCTGCTAAGATGACCATTGAAATGGGGCATGATTTTGGCGCAGGGTTTGCAATCGGTATTCAGGATATGATCAAGCAAGCACGGCAAGCTTCCAAGAATTTAGCGCGGGAATCCGTACAACCTATTCAAACCGAGGAGGCATCATTAGGTCGAACATCCAGAGATATGAACGCATCTCAAACCAAAAACATCTACATTGAAAATATAAACTACCAAGCCACAGGCGGTCAGATGACTCAAAGTCAATTTATCCAAATGCTGAGAGGAGTGGATATCCTCTATGGCAACGCTTGAATATATGACCATCAATGAAGATTGGTCTTTCCAGGACAATATGGATGACTTTGCCGCAACGGGCTGGATCGCTTCGGGAGATGTAACCCAACAGGACGGATATGTACTGATCGAATCGGCTGACATAACGGTGGATGAAACATACAGGCGGGTAGCTGTTACGCTTCCCGCCACTTTTGATACAGTGATTTCCACCAATACCGGAGAAGCTAAATTCGAGCTATACGACGGAGCCAGCAAACTATCTATAAAATTCCCGAACACCGGTCCGAACGTCAAATACTATCGGATCATCGTTCGGGAGATGAATACCTATCCAGGATCTATTGAGATGTACGAAAATGGTACACTCATTAAAACCGTCGCTGATAGCGTATCAGCGTCAGCGGTAAGCCCTACCATCTCATACAATAACAATTCGGGATCATTCGGAACCTATTTGGAAGTGTACGACCATAGGGAAGTATTCGGCGCTGACTTCGGCCCACCGGCGGAAAGCACTTTGGGTACTACCTTTAAGCTGGACGGCAGTGCCGGCTATTCACTACTCAAGGATGGCCGCGCAGGGTTGTTAAGCCCACCAATCAGTATTGAAGAAGATCAAATTCCTTTTGAAGCTGGATCTATTGAACGGGTGGCAAATACAGAGGCTCGGACGATCACACTACCAATTTTGATTGAAGGCAGCAACGCATCTGACCTAAACGACAAGAAACGAGCGCTTGCCAAAGGCTTGAGGAAGAAAGTGAAGATTGTCTCCAAGATGAGCGATGGTTATCGGTACATGACTGGGCGATTGATCCAGGGCTTGGAAGGTGAAGAAAGTCGACAAAATTCAGGCGCTACTTTTCAAAAGTTGCTGTTGACTTTCAAAATATATGACCCGTTTTGGTATAAAGCCGACGTAACCATCACGCATGTAAACTTTGGCACAAGTCAAGTAGGCATTGTCGCCGAAGCCAGCAACGATGGAGATGAAAAGGCTTTTTTTGATTTCTATTTTCGCGGTCCAGGTACGAATCCTTCATTAACCAATTTCATGACCGGGGAAAATATTTCGCTGTTGGGTTCGTTCACTAACACAAATGTGGTGTTAGTCAAAACAAAACCCGGAGAACGGACGCTGACAAAGAATGGCGTTACCTCCTGGAATCTCATTTCCTCAACTAGTGAGTTATTCGCGCTTCTGCCTGACATCAACTTTCTAGATTTTTCCCTCGCCTCTGGTGCAGTGGGCGGTCAAACCATGTTTCGCGTCATAAGCAGGCCCGTAATGGTAGGTGAATGATATGGCTCAATATCAAATTTTCATTCGAGATTATAACCTACAAGTAGCTGAACTGGTTGACGACTTTATTAACCTAACATTCACCCGGCGTTTTAATCGTATGGGTGAGTGGGAGCTTAACCTAAAATTCGGCAACAAGGCAGCGCAAAAACTCATTGAGCTGGTGAACGCCCAAGATGGTAGCGGTAACCCGTTAAACTTCGGGAAATCTGGTATTCTGGTAATCAGAAATGGTTCGATCATCTTTTCCGGGCCTGCGCGTCACTTGGAGGAAGATTGGAGCGACCAAGGTCACACTTTAAAAGTAATTGGGCCGGATGATATGGTTTGGCCTGCGATGCGCTTCGGGATTCCGGGCGCTCTTTTTAGTTATGAGACAACTTACTCAAGTGAGTTCTATAGCCAAACCGGTTACGCCGATGCGGTGATCAAGGGATTGGCTCGGAAACAATTTGGCGTTGATGCGCCTACAAACAGACGGTTCACATTCATTAACATCGCAGCCAACGCAAACCAAGGGTATTCAAGTGTTGCCTCAAACGTCAGGTTTGATAACGTGCTGGACGAAATGATCCGAGTTGCGGACGTATCTGAATGGAACGGATACCCTATAGGTATTCAATGTATCCAAAACACGTCAAACACCCTTGGTTTTTCGACTTACGTTCCGCCGGACAAATCATCTTCTGTGATCTTCTCGCCTGATCTTGGTAACATCAGAAGTTACAAGTTCATTCAAGCGGGGCCTAAAGCAAATGTTGTTATGGCCGGGGATAAAGGCCAAGGAACCGCAAGGCAATTTCAAGTAGCCGGCAATGGTGGAGTTCAACGGCGTTGGGGTGTAAGTGAAGACTTCATAGACGGCAGCCAAAGTACCAACACAACGAAGTTATTACAACAAGTCCACAGCGGTTTAAGAGAACGGGATCAAATTAACTCCTATTCATTCATCCCCAATGAATTAGTAAAAGGAAGCATGTTCCAAACGGATTACAATCTTGGAGATAAAGTAACCTTCCAATTGAGGGGAAAACGAGTCTCGCAGATCGTGCGCGAAGTCAAAATATCTCTATCACCTGAGGGGGAAATCATCGAACCGGTTATGACTGATCAAAGTGGCCATGAAATGTTGAATCTGTTTAAAAACCTGAAGAGCTTAAATGCTCGTATGAAACAACGAGAGAACTTTTAGGAGGAAAATATGAAAAAGCTTATTTTGATAACGATAACCTTAGTATTAGCCATTTCCCCGGCGGGAGTTAGTCACGCGGTATTGACTACACCCGCCATTTATTATGTCCCGCATCAGGATGATGAGACCCTTTCGATGGCGGTGGATATCGCCCAACACATCGACGCTGGCCGAGAAGTGATCGCAGTCCTCTACACCAGCGGGGCCGGCTCCGCAGCGCACAGGATGCTAAACGGGGAAATTTCTTCGGGGTGGTGGGGAGGCTATCATAACCCAGCAACGGAGGGATACGCCCCGCTTGATGATGCGGCTTTCACAGCCGCCCGGACCAATGAGATGAAATGCGCGCTTTTACAATTGGGGGTTAAACCTGAAAACATCCATATCCGGCCCGTAGACGATGACGGGGCCTACAGCTATAACGAAGTAAAAAACCTGGTCCTGGAGTATGCGACCCAATACCCCGGCGCAAGCCACAAGGCGATGAGCTACCATGACTCAACTTATACTCATGCGGACGGTGGCCGGGCGCTAAATGATCTTTACAATGCGGGTGTCATTACAGACGCTCGTTTTTTTGTTTCTCGTTACGACTGGAACCAGCCCCGCCCTGGTTGGATCATTACACCGACCACCGATCAAGCATTAAGAGTCAAACATGCGGCCAAGTGCTATGAGGCATGGAATCCGGTGGTTAACTCCTACGCAGTCGGATACCACAGCGTCCACAATCAATTTGAGTCGATGTTGGCCAACATTCAAAACAAAATCCATCGTCCAAACGAGTAAGGAGGCTACATCATGACAGATAACGGGGTTGTTATCTCCACAAGGGAGCTGTACGACATGATCCAAGAGATGGCGCGATCCTTGCAGAGGATCGAGGCCAGGCTTGACCAGATGGAAGAGAAGATGGAGAGCGCGTTAACCGCAGATGAGCGTAGTCGAGAGGCACTTAACAAGGCAGAAGACGCCCTGGAATTAGCCAGGAAACTAGAGGATCAACTCATCTGGATGTGGCGAATTATCGCCGGGGCCATAGCAACAGGCGCAATTGGAGCGCTTTTTTTATTTGCTCAAAAAGGGATAATTGGAGGTTGATCATATGAACTGGCAAAGACTTAGAGACCCAAAAGCTTGGTTGTATCTGTTTTCATTTGCAAAATTGGCGCTCGCGGTGGCCGGTGTGGATATTGCTCCGGAAAAATGGGCCCAATGGGAGGAACTTGTCAACGCTGCGGCGGCGGTTGCGGTGGCGTTTGG